TACACAAGGGTTTAATGTTGGTTATGCGTTCCAAGATTCAACGCCCCGTGGCTCAGTTGCCCGTCAAGCACCAGCCCCACGCAGAGTTGCTCCTCCGCCTACTTCCAGAGCAGTAGCCCCAACTCCAGCCCCTAAGGGCAAAAAGGCAAAGGCACAAGCACCAGCCCAGACACTCAATCCCATCGCCCTACCGAAAAAAATATCTGATGTTCCCACGGACTTAGGCACACTACTACGCATTGCCAATTCTGCTGGTATTCGTGTCAATAAGAAGGCGGACGGGTCTTATGGTAAGGCTAATAACATCCGTCGCAATATCATTCTAAAGTTAGGCTTGGCGGGGAAGCGTTAAACACACAAATGTTAAAGATTATTAATCTTTTGAATTTGTGGCTTGTGAAGGTTGTGAAGCCTTTTCCGCTGACTTTGAGAATTGGTGAATTGAGGGGGGCTCTTAGGGAAAGTTGGCGAAAAAGCCTTCACAACCTTCACAACTAATCAAAACTCAGAATAAACACGGTAATTCTACTCGTCGTGTCAAAATACTGGATGGTTGGGGATGGTAATACTGGATATGCGGCTGGATAAACAATAATCTGGTCTGTTGAATAAGCAATAGCACTAACGACTGGATTAACCAAAATATTTGTATCCTCCCATTGGGCTATTGCTTTACCCGCTGAGGTCATTCCGGGCACGGATATAGTAATTTCAGTCTCTTGTGCTGTAGGAACAACAACAAAATACTTTAATGCCACATTAATATTTTGCCCGTCTATCTCAAAGGTAAGAGCACCAGATGGGCTCTGTAATTCAACAGAGCCATCTACAGTATTCAATTGATTTACTGCCGCTGGAAAATTAACATCCACATTAATTGTTCCAGTTGAAGGAGTAGTTGTAAAATCAGCCATCGCAGAAGAAAACACAATGTTTCCTCCATTATCAGCAATAGTAAGTCCTTCTACTGATGTAATACCACCACCAGCGGGAGGAACAAGAGCATTCCAGAAAGTAGCATTAGGCGGAGGCTCATTTGTATTAGCCAGAATACAAGCATACACGGTAGAAGAGCCATTTTGAACTTCATCTGCTACACGATAATTAGTAAAACTGTTCCACTGGGCGTAGGACATTCTATATTACAAGAGTATATTTTTATGGAGAAATATAAGTCCAAGCGAAAAAGGTATTGAGGTCAATGGTATTCTGAACGCATTGTGCTTGAGGAGGGGTTGGTGTTCCACCAGCAAAAGTATTAGCAATTCTCAGATTAATGATGTCTCCAACATTAAGATAAACCCTCCCACTTATGCTTTGTGCGTAATTCAGATTGTTTGCTTGTGAGGAAGTATTTGACAGAATTGCTTGTTCTGCGGTAGGTGTGCGTTCAATATCTATGCTTACTCCCTTATTTGTCGCAGCAGAATAAATCCCATTGTTGATTAAAACAAGAGTATTAAACTCCAACTGATAAAGCCCCATTTGGACTACGGTAAAATCTTCAGTGCCGTTTGTATGCGTAATATATCCATTAGCGTTGTTCCACGAAGCCTCTCCATCAAAAGTAATATCTGTATTGCCAGAAGTTAGATTCTGGACGGCTGTTTTAAAATAGGTTGCTTGATAGACTGGGGGAGGGTCAATACTCAATTCTATGTCTTGCCCCGTCAGAATAGCCGAGCCACCCGTGGGGACACTTATCGTTAAAGCACCAGTGCCTCCAATAAGTGATGATACGCCACCCGCCGCTGGAACTAACGCCCAACTACTAAGACCACTCGGGATTTCGTTTGTGTTTGCTTGTATTGCTGTGTATAAAATTCCCAAATAATTGACAATGTCGTTAGTATTGTAATTTACAAAATTAGCCCACTGAGCGTAAGACATTCTATACTACAAAGATATATTTTTTAGAAGGCATCTTCAACTGTTTTAATCATCAGTTCTAAGTAATCCATTTGCCCCCTTATCTGGTCGCACAACTCATTGTTCTTACATTCCAGCCACACGATTTGTAATTGGGTGTGTATTTTGAGAAGACACTCAACCAATTTATCTGGATTGACACGGGGCATCTATTTTACTGATTCAAAATTCGGGCGTGGTGGAGGCTACAAAGCCACTGGGGGTAATGCTTGTAAAGGCAAACCCATCGTCCCATCTTCTTGAGGTCTCGGCAATCATCCTTCGTGAGACCACAATGCGTCTTTAAGAGGTAGGACAGAGCGTGAAAACTGGTTGCCATTGGATAGACGACCAAATGCGTAGCCTCATTGAGTAATAGACGGGTCTTCTTATAGTTCGTAAGGTAATGCGACAAGCAAAGCATTGTTGTGTTGGTGTGGCGACCCATTGTGGCTAAGTCATCAATCAACTTATGAACGACCTTTTCGGCGGGTCCAACAAAGGTGTCATAATCATCAAATATGACACAGCAATCGGCAAATTCATCTAATTCTGGATAATCATCAATAAGAGTTTGGATGTTAATGCGTTTGGGTTTTGGCTTCATTGTATCCAGTGTTGAATCCTCTTCCAATTTACTAATGAGATATATCTCACGGCTTGGATGAAGTTTCTTATATATTTCAGCAATGCTCTTGGCTATGTATGATTTACCAGAGCCGGACGCACCAGCAATGTAATAAACCTCACGCTTCTTGGGGTCTGGGCTGGGGCAAATAACGAATTGACTATCGTCGGGAAGTGTAATAGATTTATCAGTGGTTTCGTCGTGTAGGATTTTGTCATATAGCGAACGGGCAAAGGCAGATTCAGCAATCAACTGGTCGCTCTTCAATCCCTTTGCCCGTGCTTCACTAAGACGATTGAGTAGTTTAACTCTATCGGCTGGTTTAATTTCACGCAACTCCGTAGCATACTTTGTAGCGGAAATTTCGCCCTTCTTGGGCTTCTTGCCGTCGTGGTCGTCTTCGTGAAGATAAAGGACTGCTCCATCATCCTCTCCACCCTTTACTAAGGCAATTGGCTTTGCTCCCTTGGTCTTATCAAAACTAAGGCTTGGCATCGGGTCTATATAAGAGACTGAGAAATTTACACAAATACGGAAAAACTAATTGGAAATCGTATAATAGGACAATGTTTTGATTATCCTATTATATTATTGTAAAGAACGATTATTACCCGTATGTCTCACGCCTTAGCCGACGCACACGACCACGACCTCCAACACTTTCTCTTCTCCTTAGAAGCATATTTATGAAAGACCCCCACAGCCCTTCTGGGTCTCCATTGTATGTTAGTCTGGTGAATGGTGGCTCTGAAAGCAAAAACCTATACATATAATCATCAATCATTGTTTTGGCTTCTGGTTTTAGTTGGTTTGTATCGGCATCAATGAAGCCTTTAGGAACAGCACTGAGAACATCAAACATTAGAATTTTTATAATATTACCCTTACATATTTTGGCTCTATTTACCTCTATCTTGTTTTTGATTGCTTCTAATATGCGTTTTTCTTCTGGATTTAGTCTGGCAATGGAAGCGGGAAGTGGAGGAAGTTGAGGTTGAGCGGGTGGAGCGGGAGCAGTAGGCTCTCTTATTACGACTGCTGGTGGTATAACTTGTCCTTGTATCTGTTTTGACCCGCACATTCCACGACCACGGACACGACCCGCCGCAACTCTTGGTGGATTGGGGTTCATTCGTCTATCAACACCCCAATCGGCTGAACCCGTATTCCAAACAGCCGGAGGGGTGGGCGTATCCAGCCAGTCGGTTATGTATTGCTTTTCTCTTGTATTAAATCGTATTGCCATTTCAGACACACCTTTTGCCCTTTGCTCTGCCAAATATTGGGGTTTTAGCCAAGGATATATCCATTTATAGTATCTGTATTGGATATTTGGTGGTTGTAGAGCAATTTCACGCACCCCCAATCGTCTATCTCTATCACCATACGAGATTTGAGGAACAGCCACTGGTCTTGACATACTATCACGCAATTTTTGGACTGCTTCTCTTCCCTTTCTGTGAAAGGGAACATCTCCAATGGGGATTTCAGTGTGGAGAGCATAGAATATTTGCTTATCAGCCAATGATATATCTCTCATATCATTTAGTTCTTTCACAGTCATCTCTCTTAGTTCTTGTTGCCGTGTTGCTCTATCGTCTGAGAGAACGCCACTTCTGGGTAGTTTGCCACCACGACGCACACGCACACGCCCTTCACCTCTGGCTTCACCCAAACCCTCTGGAAACGATATTTTACCTTCTTTTTCCCACTCTTCTGGGGCTGATAATAATGTTCTATCCTCTGTGCCTTTGCCTCCACGATGATGAAGAACATACCCCATTGAAGTATATAGGAGATTTCTTGCTTTGGGAGAAAGAGTTTTAATGAAATCTTGTATCCTTCTAACTACTGGGGCTTTGTCCTTCCAGAATGGGGAGTGTGATGCTTCTGGGTCAGCACGGAATATCTGGACGAGTCTTCTTGCTAAAACCATAGCACTTTTTGCTTCTTCTTCACCTTCACCTTGTATAAATTCCATCAAATATACTCCTTTCAGCAGACGGGGGACAAAGGCGGCTATTTGACCCATACGAGCGATTGTCTTGTCATCAATGTCTTTTACTGATTCCATTATGTTGTTAAAGAAATTTCTTGACCCTATTTTTCTCACCACGCCCTCTCTTATTCCTAATCTCATTTGTTCCGCCTCACCTCCAAGTTTTCTATCCATCTCACCAGCAATCATCTTTGCTGTAAAATCTCTGAATTCTTTCAGATTTCTAAAAACAACAAAGGTCTTCAAATCATACAAAAAATAATCCAGAAATTCTTCTCTTATACTCTCGCTTAGTGCGTCAATATATACCTTCGTCTGTTCTATTCTTTTTTCATTGGTTATTTCACCCTTTCTCTGTGCCTCATTTAGTTTTAGAGTCTCATCTACAGCAAATTTAGTAGTTGCCTCTGCCTTTCTTCTGATGACATCCCCTACTTCATCAACCTCACTCTCTATTCCTCTCATTTCTGGTTGGTTTATCCCAGAAAAGTATTCGGCAAAATCTCTATCTGTGATAATGTCTGGTGGAAGTCTTTTAAGAGTAGCCTCTTCTTCAGCCTCTGCTCTGGGAAGACCCATTAGACCTTCTAATAGTTCGCCAAGTCCCTTCTTCTGCTCTGCCTCCCTTCTTGGTAATGGCACTGGATACTTAGCCAAAATTGCTTCTAATTTTGCCTCAGTGTTTTCTAACAGAGCAACACCTTCTTCTCCAGACTTTACTGTTCCCTTTGCGAGTTCAACATCAGTCTCTAATTCACTGAGTTTTTCATCTGCCTTCTTGCCTTCGCTCTTCTTGCCAGACCGTTTTCGCTCGGCAATGTCAGCCTTGAATTTAGCCAGTGCTAATTCCATTCTCAGAAGTTCGGCTTTGGCTTTGGCTAATTGTTTGACACTGGCTCTACTGGCTTTCAGAGTGGCTAATAAACTGAGGGCTTCTGTTTTGTCTTTTTCATTTGTTATTAACGCCAGTCTGTCCTTATTGACACGCTCTTCTAATGGCTGACCTCTGGCTTTGGCTTGTGCCTCTCTGGCAACACCTTCTGCCTTTGCTTGAGCCACGCCTTCCCGTGTTGCCCGTTCTTGCTCTGCCACTGCTCTGGACTCAGTTTCTCTTGCGTCTGCCAGTCTGGCTTGTTCTAACAATGCTTGGGCTTGTTCTGCGTCTGCCCTTTCTTGGGCTTCCCTTGCTTGTCTTTCACTTGCTTCCCTTGCCACTCTGGCTTCTTCCGCCAATTGTGCTTGGTAGGCTTCGTCTTGTGATAAGATTTCCGCTTGGGCTTGTGCCTCTTGTGCTGGAAAGCGTTCAACCACACTTCTAACTTTGGCTAATTGATTTGTTAGTAGTAAGTAATAGGGATTTGTATCCAAATCACCAGCCCCTTCACCTTCCATTAGAGCCAAGGCTTGTTGAATTTGTGCGTCTCTGGCTCTGCTTTCAGCCACTCTGGCATCAACCAGCGGGTTCGTGCTGACATCTGGTGATAGTGCTGGTGTTCCTTCTGATGCTAAACGCTCTTCAAATGTTGGTGGAGGAGGTGGAGGAGCATAGGGTGTATTAACAGTGCCTAATCTATCATAATCAGCACCAAAGTAAGCACGGAAATCCGATGGTGTGCCCCTTTGAAAGTCTGGAAAAGGTAAAGGTGCTCCAGTTGCGTCTTTGGGTAATAGAGCCACATCATCGGCTGTAGCCATACCACTTTTTAGAAAATGCTCCCACACACCCACTGGCTCATCTTCAAAAAAATAAAATGGATTGTTCTTGAAACCTAATGACTGAAGGTTTGCTGGAAGCATATCTGGGTTTGCTGGTTCTGCTCCCGTCCATTCGGCTCTGTTAATAGGAAGTCCAGTCAATTTCTCCTCACGCAATATAAAATTTGCCAATTCACGAACCCTCTGCTTTGTTGCTGGGTCTCTTGGTTTTCTACCCGGTTCATCAGTAATTACTGATAGATTTTGTGTTGCTGGGTCTCCAGCAATTGGGCGTGGGTCAGCATCGTGAATAATAGCCGATAGAAGTTTATAAATATCTGGTCTGATTGGTCTTCCACTTGGGTCTCTGCCGAGTTCTAAAAAGTATTTGGCTCTCATTTCACCGGCTAAGGCTCTTTCTGCCCGTGTTGCTCCACCCTTGACTCTGCGACCACCTTTCGCCTTTGCGTTGCTATTCAAAATGTCCTCCATCTTGGTCTTTATCTGATGTAGGCGAGATAATAACTGAGCCTTGTTTGTCATTTTTAGAATAGCATTAATATCACCAATTAGGTCGTGCTCTTCACTGAGGAAATCCGGAAGGTTATATATATTACCCATCCTTGCTTTCATCTGGTCTAATTGGAAACGCACTAAGGGCATTGGAACTTTGCGTTCATTTTCTAACAACTCAATTAATGTGCCAACATCGCTGGTTATTAAATACAAACGACCCAAATCGCTATTTAGAATTGGAATAAGTTTATCCACAGCAGTAGAATCCTTATTTAATTTGGCTAATGCCAACATTCGTTTTAATACTTTGAAGTGGTTGCCGTGTGCTTTATAGTAAATGACATCTTCATTCAAACTCTGAGCCACATTTAACGGGAAGCCATTCAATGCCTTGCCATTATTGAAAAATTCATATATGATTGAGAAATCCGTAAAGCGGTTATTCTGAATGAAGCCAATCACATCTAATTTTGTTAATGCGTGAGAACTGAAGGCTTCTTCTAAAGTATAACGCTTCTTATCACGAAGAATTTTTGACCCGTGAAGCACCTCATTTGGCGACCAACGCACAATGTGAAATTTTAGTTCCTTCTTGGCTTCTATGAGGTCTTCTGGGCTCATTGTATCTTTGATTAAGGAATGAGCGTATTTGGCTTCTCCACCAGAAATAACATTCGCTCTGGCTAATTCATCAATGCGACGGCGACATTCTACAGCATTGTAATTCTCCACTTTTCCATTTACAATTCCAGCATTTGTATTAAGAACTTGCCACTCTGAAATCGCTCCAGCCTTAATATCACCAACATAGATGTTTTTGGTTCGTAGAAGTGTTTTAACAATGCTCTGGAATTCATTGGCTAAACTACGCAATGCCTCTGCTTCTGAGCCTTTGGTCTGGACTTCTTCAAATAAATCGTAATCTCCCGCATATTGCTGAGAACGCATTGCCATTGAACCAAGAATTTTCACATTGCGTCCATCGCTAAAACTCATTGCGTCTATGATTTCCAACGCATCTGCTGGATAATTGGCTGGATATGTTTTTTCTTTGAAGGCAGCCTCCATATACAGTTAGTTGAGATTTTAATGTAAAAAATGTTTGTATTGGGGCTGATATTACTCAGCCTCATTTGCCTTCAACTTACGACGGCAGATGCCACACTTTGGCTCAGTCTGAGCCTTTAGCGTGTGTAAGCACGGCTTACAATAATAATGACCGCACGGCGTGATGTCTAAGTTGTCGGGTTGGATAAATTCCAAGCAGATGGGGCACTCCCAAGTCTTTTTGAGTTCAGTTGCCATAGCAAGGAACTCGGTTTTGATGTGCTGAGGCAATCCAGTATCAGAGTTCTTCATCAATTCTTGAATACGCTGATAGTGAGCGTAATCACTCGCATTTGAATTATGAGCCAATTCATAATACTTCGCCCACGCAAACCCTCTCTGCTTCGTCATACTATTCAAGCGTCTATTGAGTGCTTCCATCTCTTCTTATGCCTATATGAAAGGTTAAAACTTGGAATCAATTTTTGACCCAACTTCCAGAAGAGTTGGTAGATTTTTATCCTTTCCACCCTTTTTTTTTTGAAGCCCGAAATTTTTTATTTTGAAATATGTTGCTGTGCGTTTTTTTACCCGATTATTTGTCCCGGCTGAATGTAGAAAGATGGCAACTCAATTCGCAGACTTGGCATTTGGAACTTCAAATGAGGATAAGATTAAGAGCCAGATTGAACGCATTGCTGGAACGCCTTTGATTAAACAAGGTGGCTATTCTATTATGGATTATACTAACGAAGCCAAAACCGTCTATGTGGAATTGAAGACCCGTAGAATCAGACACGACGATTACATTACGGCCATCATCGGGGCAAACAAGGTTGAGTTTTGCTCTGACCCTACAAAAAATTACTATTTTGTTTTTTGTTATTCAGATGGCATCTATTACATCAAATACAATGAGAGCCTCTTCAACACCTTCCAGCGTAGCGACCATTATTACAGAGGGGAGCGGAGCGATTGTATGAATTCAGTTCAGAGCGTTTATTATATTCCTATTGAAGGGCTTACTAAGTTTGTTTAGTCCAATGAGCGTGGTCGTTCTTGATAATCTGCCCTACAATAACATCACTAACTGCTACTAATTTTTCATTCAATTCCTCAATCAAACGCTTCTTAGCATCAACCCAAGCATTCCACGCAATAGCCTTGTCATTCTTTGAGAAAGTTTTTTCTATGTTTATATCTGTGATTAAATATAGAAGGTGCTTCATCCACGCATCAGACTCACGGATTTTCTTGTAAAACTCTGGATATTTCTCCTCAGTCTCTGGATTGTTCCAGTTGTGGTGATAAATATTAGAATTGTTAATGGTGTTATTCATTCTTGCTACTTTGTATAATAGGTGAGAAGAAAATCAACTTTTATTCAGAGTGGTGGAAAGGTGAATTGATTTTTAGAATTTTGGCTTTTTTATTTTGAAGTCTGAAGGTTGTGAAGGCTGTGAAGGTTGTGAAGGCTTTTTCGCCAACTTTTGAAACTGGCAGAAACCAATACCTCTCATAGGAAACTTGGCGAAAAAACCTTCACAACCTTCACAAGAAAGGTCAATCAACTTTTAGAGTATCACACGGTGGGATAGACATCGTTGTGGAGACGGTGGCGTTCTTGCCTCATTACTTGGTCTATTACTGAACCCGGTTGGCAACAAAGATGCTTGTAAGGCTGAAGGAGTTTCATCAACTTCTTCTTCTCCTTCTCAAACTCCTTGAGAATTGTATCAGTGGAGCGTCTCTGACGGTCTTCATCAGTGTAGAAGCGTGTAAGAGAATAATCAAACTCAGCGTGTAGCGTGAAAGCCCGATGATTGTAAATCACATCAAAGAACTCTGGATAGTTCTGCTGGATGATAGGAGAACACGCATTGTTGTAGTTAATAGCAGTCTTTGAAGGCATCTATTACTTTTTATACCCTATATGATAGGTTAAAATCCATTTCAAATTTTGACAACTTTTGCCAAAGAGTTTGCCAGAAGTTGTGAAAACTTGCCCTTTTCTTTTTGAAAATCTCTGCTGTATATATAGAATGGCTCTTCCGATAGAAGGCGGAACACATAGGCTTAATTTCTTCAAGAAAAACAAATTAGAAGATAAGCCGTATAGTTTAAAAGAGTTGTCTAAGATTTCAGCCGTGCCGATTAAGAAACTACAAGAAGTTTATGATAGAGGTATTGGAGCGTATAAGACAAATCCTTCATCAGTGCGATTGAAGGGTTCTTTTGTAAAAGGTGTAAAAGCCCCAATGTCAAAAAAACTCTCTAAAGAGCAGTGGGCGATGGCACGGGTCTATAGTTTTTTAGACGGTAATCCCAAACACGATAATGACTTGCGTGGTGGTGCGTGGTATGATGTATTCAATCCACGAAAAGTTATTAATGAATTTGTTAATCCAGATTCTGTATTGCGTTCTACGGTCGGTAAGGTTCAGAATGAAATTATCAATCCCGATTCTATTGCCCGTCGTCGTGTATCAGATGTATTCAAAGGAATTCGCACGAATTTGCCACCCTCCGCCCGTCGCACAATGGAACAATACGGCGACGAAACAATCCAAGGCATTATGCTTCGTAGAGACCCTATTCAATCAGCATTGAATGCGGCTTTTGAACTTATTACACTGGGTCAATGGAGCAAGGCAAGGTCAGCCGAGCATTACGATGATATGTTTCATTTAGGAATTGTATTAACCTTAGCAAGTGGAAAGCAAATCCTTATAGAAAAGAACGAGGTCATTTACATAGGCGAACCCAAGGCATTACAGAAGGGTTCTCAAACACTCAATTTACCTCCATTACCCAATCAGACAACATTAAATCAATTTATAGCAAATGGTGTTGCTGTGAAGGGAGATGACTTTTATAGATATGACCCTTTCGCAAATAATTGCCAAGATTTCGTGGCTATTTTATTGAAGGCAAATAAGCATTATCCGTCGGAGGCTATTAAATTCGTTAAGCAACCAGTAGAAAGCCTTCTTAAGAAACTACCTCAATGGACTCAGCCAATTGCCAGAGGTATTACTGATTTGGGAGCGATTGCCAATGTAGCATTAGAAGGGGCTGGGAAGAGTAAATTTATGGCACAACTAAATAAAGCCGGGCTGAGTCCTTCAGTGTATTTGAAAAAAGCACAGAAGAAAGCAAAAGATGCCGGGTATGGTAATGGAGCAAAACTATTAGGATTTGCCACAGATGGCACTCACAAATTAGCAATGCCTAACGAAGATGGAAAGATGGTTCTCTTCGGACGGGTTGGATACGGAGACCATCTGATTTGGTCTCACTTGGAGGAGACAAATAGAGCCCCGCAAGGAACTGCGTCAATGAAGCAGAATGTGTTTCAGAAGTCGCATTCAAAGATAAAGGGGGACTGGAAGGCTGACCCGTTTTCACCGAACAATCTGGCTTTGAAGGTTCTGTGGTAGGCTTCACACACAACGCACATAAAAATTTAGACGAGCCGTGGAGACATTCACCTTCTTTGGGTAATGAGAATGAGACATTCCCATCACCGTAAGTCCCACTCCAAGTGCGTCGCATTGATTCTTTTGTTATTTCCTTGATGTCATTTGTGTTCGTAGCAATAGAACCCGAACAGAAATGTTTAATTGTTGCTATGTATGGAAACGGGTCGGACATCTTTACTGGATGTTTAGATTTTTAATAACGGGCGACGAACCAATTTACATTCTTGGCGGCTGTAGCAGCGGCATTGGTTTCAATGACAAAACCAGTTCCAGCAGTAATAACTGCGTCAAAAGTTGTGGCTGTCGCATCTGGAACACCTTCACCCGTAAGCATTATGACTGACCCAGCAAGAATTGCCGTGTTCGGAACGGCAACAGTTGTTCCACCAATAGCAATTGTTGCTCTGCCACTCTGAAAGGCGGAGGTCATACCCCAAATGGCTTGTGTCCCTAAAATTACTGGCGGTCCAACAGAACCTTCGCCAGAAACTTGCGTTGATACAAGTCTTGCGACAATGGGAGAGTTGTCGCTCTTGGTATATATATTTAGGCAACCCGTGTCATTTCCCTGCTGGTTATTACTGGGAACGGTAATAATAACCTCCTGCTGAAGGCGTGGGGGAGTTTCAGTAGGACCCGCAGAGTTAAAAAGGAATACACCAGCATCGGTAATGTCATTAGGATTGAGGTCTTTTACGACGACTTGCTGGAAACGGGCGACAACACCAGTAATATCTCCAGTTGATGAGATTCCACTACCCGCTAAGAGACCACCAGCGGCATATAAAACATCGGCGGCGGCGGCAGACTGGCTCAAAACCGTTGAACTCATCTTCTATTATAATTGATACACCGAAAAAAATTCGCCGTATGGATTATTTTTTGGTAAAATTCACAGTTTGAAAAATTACATTAGCCGGGCTGATAGACCACGGCGACGAGCACCACCCGTGCCATCGCCACCCGTTCCAGCACCCGTTCCAGCACCCGTGCCATAGCCTACCGCTCCAAGAGCACCCTTTACCTTACCCATCGTGCCAGAGTCGCCCATCATATTCTTAACGGCTGAAATACCGGGCTTCGTGGCATTATAGACATCCTTCGCCTTTGAAAGAACATTAGCAAGGTTTGAGAACATACCAGCACCGCCCACATAGCGTGAAAGCATATCTCTTGTGCCGTGGGGAGCAAGGGGGGCAGAGATGATGTCCTGCTCGGAGAGAACGCCCTTGATGATGCGTGAAGAGCCACGGATTGACTCAAAGAAGCCAGAGTTCGCCGTGATGACGAACAACTGAACGCCAGATAGAGAGGAACTTGTCGTGTTCTTGACTTGTAGGTTGAACTGGAATGTAAAATTACCTACAAGTGATGGGGCTTGACCCGTCTGTAGCGTAATATCCTGAGAAGGCTTGAGAACAAGGAGACCACCAACAAGGGGGACACGACCACAAGCACCACCACCAAAGTTCTGGCTGGACCCGCCCATAGAGCCCGTCTGGAGAGCAGAGCCCATATGGGCGAAACCAGCCCAAGTGTTCCAGTCCATATCTAAGCCGTTCTTGACTGACATCCCATATAACTGCTCTGATGTCTGAGATGAGAGCAGACCGGAGAAGTTGTCAAAGTTAATTGATAGAGGAGCACTGACACCATCAACAGATGTCGCAACTGGTAGATAGAAATCACCTTGTGTGCTGTCTAATGATGAAGGGCTGGGCTTCACATAGATGATGAAAAGGTCTGGAATCTGGGGAAGCGTGATTGTCTGCGACTGTATCTGAGCGACAGCACCGGGGGCAATGGCGGGTCCTTGGTAAGCCGTGATGTAGCGTGGGAACTCCATATATGGCACGACTGACTTGGGAGGAAGGGGGACATCCAGTGAAGGCGTTAGAAACTGGCAATTGACACGGGAATTCGCAAATGGACCCGCTGATGCTGAAGCATTATACTGAATGCTGGATGTAGTGATAGATACACCAAACCGTTCAGTAGAACGAACAAGGCGTGTAGGGGCTTGGAGATTCATAATTAACTGGATGTTGTTGATGCCGAAGAGACCCGTGTCCCATTCGTGGCAGTCGGAGAAGACAAAGGGAGAGAGAACAAGTTTCTCAGTTGAACCCCAGCGGAAGTAGAGTTGGAACGCTAAGCCAACAACAGAGCCAAGGTTAGTCCAAGCGGGAGCAACTGGAACTACACCCGCAACTGAGAGGGCGACATTCTGCCACACAGTGTTGAAACTGACGACTAATGAACCCGCTGGGTATGCTATTGTCGCATCCCAAGGGGGAGGGACGCAAGGCTGACCGTTGATTGAGACATAGTTCGCACCCGTAAAGGCTGGGCGGTAATTCGCAAGGCTCGTATTAAGTGGTGTGCCAGTGGGGTCAGTATAGATTACATTGAGGAAAGCACCATTGGGTGTCTCAGAGTAATCCGACTGGCTCTCATAACCAGCAAGAGGGTTATTGACCGCACCAGCACAGTCATCATAACTCTGATACTTGTCTAACATTGTCGGGCAAGTCCGCTGGAGACGATTCTTCTTGTAGTCTGTTAGGCGTAGAACCTCCTTGAGAACATCCTGAGAGTTAATAACGCTTGTTGTGTCGTTAATCGTCGCCGTAAGCGTAGAGCAAAGGGAGTTTAGTGGGAACGCACAAAGGGCACAATCACGACCCCACTGAGCGATAGGGGCTGCCGTGGCGGGGGGGACTGTGAATTGAGCCACCATTGACATAAAAACCGTAGAACTCCACTCTACGGCTCTATCAACATACACATTCTCAGAAGGCACATAGATATTGTATGTGTGCTGGGACGATGTGGCGGCAATGGCATTGAAAGGAGCGTTCGTGAGTGATAGAGCACCCTTTTCTACCGCATACTTCGGGCGGCTCTGAACGATACGGGAATCAAAGACGGCGAGTTTCTCAATGTCAGCACTCATCTTCTATTATATTTAATCCACCGAAAAAAAGTGGCGGAGATATTCCAAAATTTTCTTAAAAGAAAGGAATTTTTGGGATATTTAGGTAAAGTGTTATTTTCCAGCGTCCTTGTGTTTAAACATTACCTTGATTGAAACCGTGGATAAGTTAAACATATTGATTGGATACAACTGATTATCCAGCCGATTCTTCCAGAAGACTTGGATGTCAATGTTTCGGATGTCTTGTTTTGAACTTGAGAAGTCGGAGAGACGGTATTCAGCAGAAGGAGCATAGTAGATAAAACGGCGATAGGCATCGGCATTTCCAGAACTTGTATCCAACGCAATGTCCGTAATGATAGGCTGGAAAGCAGACTGAGAGGTGGCTTGACTGAATCCAATGTTTCCAGCACCGAGAATAACTGGAGCACCCGTAGCCTCTGTTTTGATGGGAAGCAGTGTGCTTGTAAAAACAATAGAAGACACTGGAGACCAAAGCGAATCCGTAGAGGAATAGTCTTGCTGGGCGATGTAATAGACCCGTCCCATCATAGTTGGTGTGATTAATGTGCCATCCAACTGGACTGGAGTGTAGCCAAGGGGGGCAACGCCGGTATATGGTGAAAGCCGGAAGTCTGCTATGTTCTGAAATGCTTTGTTTGTTGCCAAAATCTCATTCACATAGCCGTCTGGAATAAGGTTGGGAATAACCGTGCCACCAGATACTAATCCAGAACCTATGTTGTAATAGGTGTTATTGTAATTAGCAAATAGACCAAACATATTAGCATTGAAAAATAGACGCATCTGTAGATGTTCTGGTAAGCCAACTACCACTGGAGGACCCGCAGCGTAAGGCACTGGCACGAATGATGTCAGACGCTGACCGAATCCAGCACTATCCAGATAGATGTCAAATTTGCTTTCAGAAGCAATAAACTTCATAACCGGAGGATACACAGTATTACAAAAATCACCAAAAGTCGCATAGGGAAACACAGCAGCATCACCTCCCTTTAGTAGATAATCGGCAAACAACGCATTGTATGTGTCTTGGTAAGCACAAGTTGAACCAGCATTATTCGCAACTGGGGGAGATGGAAAACTGGTTGTGTCTAACATCGTTTTATTCCATAAATCAACCCAATGCTGGTATGTATAGACCCAGTAATAACGGCTTGAAAGGTCTTGGGAGTTGCCTAAGTCATTGCCTACACTCACCCAGAGTGAAGACCCAACTGGACTTACACCCACTGGAGGGGCAAGAGCCCAGTTCGCACTGGGTGGTGTTGAGCCAGTGCTTACAGCAACCGCTTGATAGAGAATGTTATTATACTGAACCACCGCTCCAATTTGGTAGGTCTGCGTAAGACTGAACTGATTTGCGGGTAAGACTTGGTAGAATGGACCCGCAAATGAGCCATACTGGTCGGCTGGTGTCATTGATACAATCTGTCCCAGTGAATACTGGATTGTGTTGTCCCACTCTCCTTCAAAATTATCGGCGGCGATATTACGAGGAGGAGGGGCTGAGATAGGATTCTGTGTTTCGGGGACATACTGGATGAAGCGTTGCTGAGGAAGAGCAATAATATCTTGATTACCAGCCCCAACTACATCCATTTTCTGGTCGGCAAATACTGCCATTGAGTATGTCGTAAGATTTACATTTGTTTGCCCCGTGCCTTCAGCAATATTGGGAATAAATAGAGGTAAATCTCTGTTTGCTCCGTCCATCGTAAAGCGAATGATGGAAAAGTAATAATCGGCGGCGTTTCTTATAATAGCAGTATCACGGGTCTCGTTGAAGCGAATCTGAGGGTCTCTAATCGCTTGACCGCCGACCGTGTTTCCCGTTGTATTATTGATGATGTCTGCGTTGTAATACACATAATCGGGGACATCTTGATTATCGCCATTTGACTGAATGCTTGACGAAAACATCTTTCTATATAATACCAATAGATTTTTTACGACATTATTTCTTTATCCAGTTTGCCGTTAGGGCTGAAACGAAGTTGTCTCCGGTCATACCACTGCTCTTGACTGCCTTGTAAAATTCCTTATCATCATAAGGAGCATACAAGCACCGGACACAAGCCCAGCGACCACAAGTATTCACGCTGGGGTTGTCTTGCTGGTAATCGTGCGTATTGTAATAAACTGGCTTCCCACTTCCTTTCATTAGTTGTAGAAGACGGGGTTCATCTTGGTCGGTTTTTTCTAACAATGCGGGGTCTGCCCCTTTCTTGGCTTTTTCTGGTGCTTCACCGTAGGAGTCAAAATAATGAATGCCATCTGGCTTTGATAGAAGACACACCCAATGCCCCGCTGTCTCACTTTGTGTCAAATATAGAAGAATACAACGCCCCTTCTTATCAAACATTTGGCTAATATCTCTCATTTTGGATAGTTCTGGGTATGTGATGATACTAATATCATTGCCTAATATATTTCTAATATCTGAATCAGATAGTGGATAGTCTCTTAATTCACCCATTCCAATATTCATTTTAATCTATACTATAGTTAGAAAATGAATAAGCCTCTTCTATCTGCTAAAGTAGGTAAGGATTTTGTTGAAGTCAAATGCGTCCCTCACGAATTACAATGGATAGAACGATGGCTGGAGAATTTTATGCGTAGTAAGTCCTTGCCCCCTCAATGTGCGGGGAAGGATGCTTTTAATGAGTGTATTAAGTTTCTTTCACCTACTGATTTTCTGGCGATGCTGGAACTGCTACGGAAAGAGTTCCTACTGATACACCAACGACACTTGCCACAGAAGGAGGATTTCGGATTTCTACTGGAGAACTTGGCGAATGCGGAGAGTTAATAACAACCCTTTTTAGTCCATTTGCTACATCTGGAATTGCTACATCTTCATACTTTTTACTCATTTTATTATGAAACATTTCTAATATATGATTTGGAGACTGTGGGGATGTTTCAGAAAGCCTTTCTATTTGTTCTCTACAAATCTTCAACATATCCTTTGCTTGTATTCGCTCATTTCGGGGGAGTGTCATTTCAACTGCGATAAACCGATGGAGTTTCGCCCATTGAATGTCTGCGTTGCGATGTGCCTCTTGTAATTTAGCAAAGCCCCAAAAACTGCCGAGCGTCTGTAGTATTCCAACAAGAATGCTGACTGCTCCAATAGCCAATGACGCTGATTTCGCATCTTGGAACATAGTCTGACTGCCTATTGAAGCAGACCCGGAAAGCGTTGATAGAACCACGCAAGGGATTGTAATAAATTGATTGCGTGAGGCATAGAAGGCTTCGCATTGATTGTGTATCCAAGAAGAGCCAAGAGCCTTTTCACCTTCATCGGCTAATAGTCTTTCTAATTCTCTGTTCCAAGTAATGTCGTGGTCTATTCCATCCATTCTATAATTTATAGAAGAGAAAAGTTGATTGGGAGTTGTGAAGGTTGTGAAGGCTTTTCCGCCGACCTCCCTATGAGCCACCTTTCAATCCACCAATAATCAAAGTTGGCGAAAAAGGCTTCACAACCTTCACAATGGATTTCAAAATAAAAATCAATGACTTCAAAAAAAAAAGGCTGGAGGGGGTAAAAAAATCTAAACTTTCCAGCCTCTTGGGTCAAAAATTGAATGGAAGTTTAACCTATTATATATATCATACAAATGAGTTCTAATAAGAAGAATAGCACTTCTAATACGCAAAAACTTTTCGGGGCGGATGGGTCAAAAATTGATTCCACTTTCCAGCCGGATGAAAGGTTAAAAAAGATGCGTTCTTCCAATGAGAATAATACCTCCGGTGTTAATCAGAAGACGATGATTGCCATCAGTAATGGACTACAATCAACGGACAAGGACGCACTACGCTTTGATAGTGTCGCAGAAGCACTCAAACACGCTGAGACGCACTTGGATTCCTATGAAATCACCAATCCCGATGCCAATATGGTCTATGTGGATTTGGATGGTGAGGCTGGTGAGATGGATGAGGACACCTTTGACATCACGCACCAAGCCATTATGGACGCTCTCATCGGGCTTCCATTCAACATCGTGGTGGCTGAATCATCAGCATTCAAGCAAGAGTGCTACAAGATGAAGACTTCTGGTGATGCTGAGCGTCGCATCGTCAATAAACTCTCTTACCGCATCCACTTTATGGATAAGCACGGTTCTAAGAAGGCAATCCAGAAGTATGTGATTGATGAGGTCTTCCCAGCCATCAAGTCAGCCGTTGAGTTGTTCGTGTCTAACTGCGACCTCAGCGACAAGATTGACAAGTCAGTCTTCCCTTACTTAGACATTGATGTGAGCGTCTATAAGGGCAATCGCAAGATGCGTATGATTGGCTCATCAAAGTCCTACTACACGAAGGCTGGGAAGGAGCGTTGGAACTCAATGTTCCACGAAAATCGCCCACTACGCATCGTGGGGGTGGATATTGAGCCAGAGGACTTCCTAATTACCGTCATTAAGGACGGCTCAGTGGCTCTTCCAGAGACGGTTGAGGTTGAGGAGGCAGAGGAGCAAAGCCCACGCAATACGATTTCCGCTCCTCCCACGGCTGACCCGTCAGAGGCAAGTGAGGTTCGTGATGATTGCGACGACAAGGCAATCCGTGAGTGCCTTATGAATGTCAAGGTTGCCCGTGCTGACAACTATGGCTCTTGGATTGATGCTGGACTTGCCCTTTACCACGAGCGGATGCCGATTGACCTCTGGATTGAGTTCAGTAAGCGTCCAGCCCGTTATGCCTCAACGGCTGATGCTGAATGTCGCAAGATGTGGGCTTCCTTCAAGGACTTTGTTCCAGCCAAGGACAAGAAGCCTATCACGCAAGGCACTCTCTGGTATTGGCTACGCCAAGACAATCCCATCAAGTATGCGGAACTCCTTGGGATGCGTAATGACTTCTGGAAGATGCTGAAGGCTGGGTTCAGCCACGCTGATGTCGCTCAATACTTCTTCAGCCTCAAGCCCGATGCTTACAAGTATCACGAAGAGTTCGGCTGGTTTCAACTGATGCCTAACAATGTGTGGAAGCATTACGATGGCTCACCTTCTGGTCTGCTTTCTGACATCTGGGCGACGATGAAGAAGGAGGCGAACGCATACAATGCGACGCTGGATATTACCAAGACCGATGATGAGACCAAGGAGCGTCGCAAACTGATTATGAAGTTTGCCACGACCATCGGTATGGCTGGGTTTTGTAAGGGCGTGATTGACTTCTTGCCCGGTAATTACAATGAGCCAGAACTCGGCAAGAAGATGGATGAGAGCCGTCATCTATTCGCCTTTGACGACAAGGTCATTGACTTGGATAAGCAGACGGTTCGCCCCATTGAGCCGAATGACTACATCTGCCGTAATGCTGGGTTTAAGATGCCTCAGTCCAATGCCACCACACGGGCTGAACTCAAGAAGTTCCTCTACTCAATGTGGGAGAGCCAGTCAATGGTTGATTATGTGATGAAGACCATCGCCCAGCACCTTCACGGACACAAGAAGCAACACAAGTTCTATGTCTGGACGGGTCGTGGTGGCAATGGCAAGTCGCTATTCACCAAACTCATTATGAAGGCGTTTGGTGGCTACTACCACCACTTTCCCAATGAGGTGCTTACGAAGAAGAGCGACAAGAAGGACGCTCCCAATCCTTCAGTGGCACGGGCAAAGGGGGCAAGAATTATTATCCCAGCCGAGCCAGAGGCATCTGACCGTCTCCAAGTCGGTTGTATCAAGGAATACACGGGCGGTGATGTAATCACGGCACGGGTTCTATTCGGCAAGTATAGTGTGGTCTATACGCCCCAGTTTGGATTGTTCCTAATGTGTAATACAATCCCCAAACTATCGGCGATTGATGGTGGCATCAAGCGTCGCATTGAGGCAGTGCCATTCCCCCTTCAGTTCAAGGACGCTCACGAGATGACTGAGCCTCACCACCGTCTCAAGGACAACACGCTGGAGGACAAGATTATGTCTGATGCGTGGCGTGATGAGTTCATCCTAATGCTGATGGAGTATTACAACACCATCGGCGATGCCATCGTCCAGCCAGAGGAGGTTGCCGGTCAGACCAGTGAGTATATGATTGGCAACAACCCCGTGTTCTCTTGGTTCAATGAGAAGTATCGCCGTGATACTACGGCTGATGTCAAGGAGACATCAATCAGTTGTGAGGAGATGCGTCGCACCTTTATGGCTGACACTGGCACGACCAACGAGTGTGATGCGGCTAAGTTCAAGTCCTACCTACAAGACTTGGGCGTAGAGACCAAGCGGTGGGGCAACTCCTTCACGAAGAAGGACGGCACGGTGTGTGGGTCTGGGATGTATTACATCAATATCGTCTCAAAGTAGATGTAAATGAACTTAATTACCAGATATTATATGAAATATACGGTAAATAAGTCAAAAAACAAGTAAATATCTATATTAAATCAATATAGCAAGTAAAAAAAATATTTTTTTTACTGGTATAAGCCATATAATCAGAGTTAATTACCGCTTTTTCATATATTTTGTTGTATTAATTGTCAATTAAGAGTTATTTACTCCCGACTTCAAAAAAAAAAGTAGAAAGGTTGGCTGGGGGTATAACTTTTCATCCGTTTTGGTTCAAAAATTGAACGGTTTAAAATCTTTTAGAATATTATAACAAATGAAGCCATCATACAAGAAGTATTATGAGACGAACAAGGAAGCGATTTGTGCCAGAATGCGTGAGCGTGAGGCAGAGAAGCGTGTGGAACTACGGCAACATCTGGCAGAGCATCCAGAGGACTTGCCAAAGGTTCGTGAGAAGAACCGTGCCAAGTATCACACTTGGAAAGCCAACAAGATATTGAAGCAACTCAATGCTTGGCTCAATGATGATACGGTGTGTGATTCATTCAAGGAGTTCATCAAGTGCCATTGCCTTCTAAATAATACATACGCCGTATTCACGCCGTCTGACATTAGAACGCTGGAGGCAATGCCAAAGCAGAAGACGGCATTAGAGGTTAGAATCCAAATGGCACTGGATGCGGAAAATTGCCAGAATTCCTTTGTCCCGGCTTCTATAGATGGAGCAATCAACAATCTTGCCAAAGATTTCAAAGGAGAAGCCAGTAAAGGAAAAGAAGCCACGAAAGCGTAAGGTTAAGCCAGAAGAACCACGCTTCCGAATTAGCCACGAACCCGTGGTAGTAAAGTTCAATTAGTGCGTAAAAATCTCCCATTTTTTAATCTCCGGTAGATTTATAAATGAGCGATTCCGTAGCCCCAGTCAAGAACGACAATGTGGATTTTTGCGATGTGAGTGGCGTTGATTCCGACTACAACTTCAACCTTAACGGGCTGGATGGTGTAGGCGATGTCAATGACTTAGATGTGGATAAGATGAAGGAACTAATGCGTGAGGTTCTGATTTGGGCGACGAAGTGTGAGGAACTAAAAGTGCTTCATAATTCGGCGGGTGGTGAGACTAAGAATGCTTATGCGTTAGTCCATAGAGATTTTCTATGGAAGATACAACGGAAGGTTGGTCGTCTATGGTTCTATATTTGTGGCTCTAAGGATATGAACCCCTTTACTGGCAATTAGTTCAACCATATAATATCTCTTGGGAGGTTCATCTTCCAGCAGTAATAGAAGCAATCAAAATTACAAGCCTCTT